GTAGAAATTTGCGTCTTCTAGTTTAGTAGCACCAGATGGAGCTGGAGCATAGCCTACACCAGTAGATGATTCAATAGCATCATCATACATATCATATACTGTATCAGGTTCCCAATCTATCCGTCTTATAACATAAGATACGTCGGATGGTTTAATTTTTTTCGCAGTTAATATATCACGTCGAACATGCAACTCATATCTAAAATTGTAAGATGGTGCACCCGGTGTATCACTAGTACCAGATGGAATAAACGGACTTAAAAAGTCGGTCCAACCGTTTTCTTTACCAAACCAATGATAGTACGTAGCGGTATTAGAGACTATCTCTTGATATACTGAATCAATGATTGTCTTACTAAACCTAGACGTGAATATTTCGTACGATGTTGCCATATTTTATTATCCTACAGTAATTACCCATGAAATAGCTAAAGTTTCAGATGATGACTTAGCGATTACTGGGAACGTTGTTCTGCATAACATAGTACCTTTTGAAAGCTTATGTCCAGCACCAGATGTTCCTGTAATATTTATTGCAGTTCCAGCAGCTGCATTAGCCGAAGATGATGCAAGTTTAACTACGTCGTCTGTGCTTTTAATGATATAGTATTGTGCACCGTCTGTTAAGTTAGTTATAGCTGTATTACCACCATCAGTATAAGTAACTAAGTCACCAGTAACAAATCCATGAGCAACGTAAGTGATAGTGTCACCAGCATCATCTACTGCAGTATCTCCATCAAAAGATATAACAGAAGTTGCAGCTGTATTAGTGATAGAAGCTTCAACGATATTGCCTGTACCTGTACCAGCTGGGAATGTAGCTACGAATGTTGCGTTAACTCCAGAAGCAATCTTAGAGTCTACCTCTACGCGTGCTAATTCATTAACTAATGTAGTTTGTATGGTAGAAGCGGCTGAAGCATCATCCCCGATGGCCATATACCTCATAAAAGCGGCGGTGTCTGCTACTATCCTAGATGCAATGAATTGTTTACCTGAGGTTACTACTAAGTTTTTTACTTCTGTCTCATATACAAGTTTATTAGCGTCATCAAACTTCTTAATGACTAGCTTACCTGTAAGTTTTACGCTTGAATGTAACATATACTACTCCTTAAAAAATCTCTGTTTTTGTTAGTGTATGATTAGCACCTACACCGTCTGTTAAATTAATTGTTATTGCGCTTGCTGCATTTGATGCTGAAAGTGCTAATTTAATAGTATCATTATCTACTTTATACACATAATATGTATTTAAGTTAGATAATCCACCAACTGTTGTTCCACCGTTTGTTCTATATACTACAGCATCTTGAGTAATAAATCCATGATTTACATAAGTAATTGTTTCAAGAGCATCATCTACAGCTGTGGCGGCATTAAACACTATTGAAACTGCAGCCGATCCTGAATCATCTACAGTAATAGATGTGCTTAAAACGTTTCTTGCATCTCCAAAGAATCTATATGATCTTGGAGGATTATAGAACTCATCAGCCCCAACGTAATCTAAATCATAAGCGTCCAACCTAATTACACCACCAGCATCAGCAGGATACACAAGCATATCCCTAATAGATCTATTTATGTTAGTTGCAGAAGCTCCGGAGATCCATTCTCCTAATTCAAACGTTGCCACGACAGTAGGCGCAAAAGTACTTTGAATCTGATAATTAGAGAATAAAGCTGTACCGGCTGGATGTATATATGATTTAATTAAAGATTTATATTTAGTTAAACTCTCATTGATGGTTATGACATATGAATATTTTTGATAATATTTGCTATCTTGGATATACATCTCATCATCTAAGAATCCATCATTATTAGTGAATTGTCCTTGATATTTTGCAACAGCTCCTATGGTAAACTTAATGATAACAAAATCAGTTACCTCATTTAAACCGGCATCTGTTTGTTGATACCATTGATTAAGCAGCACACCAGCATATGTATTATCAGAATAATCTAAATTAGAATAGATAGGTGATATTATGTAACCATAGTCTACATACTTATCAATTAAACTACTATCTGGGATAGAAAACTGTCTAGTGCTATCCTTATCAATGGTTAAACTAGAATCTGATATTACATCAGAGACGTTTTTAGTTGAAAAGAAGTCGAGGGCATATCCTGCACCGAATTGAATAATGGCCAATCCCGTTATACCACCATTAGTATCGACACTAGTAACTTTTAATTTTTGAGTGATAGTCTTACCATCAGAGATAGTAGTCGTCTCAAAAAACGTTCCAACTTTAAAGCCTGTACCTTTATTAAGTATTTCATATTTTACTGTAGTTGGTACGATAGTACCAGTAATTCCATTATCATTAATAGTATAACCAGTTTGGATAGTACCATAATAACTCTTGTCTATGAATAGTTGATAGACGGTCCCACTATAGAGTTCTACTCGAGTAACGAATACCTTGATAGCAAGATTTGTACCATTTAAATTGATCCTATTACCAATCAGATTAAAGGCATTACCTGTCGCTATGTCTACAAATATAGACATCTCTTGTTGCCATTTTCCATCAGAAGCTTTTAATACTTGATCCCATGGATAAGCAATCTCAGCAGGCTTATTATATAATATCTTAAATAATAACTTATAAGATGCTTCAGTACCTTTTGCAGTGAATACTTGTTTAGCTTTTCTTAGGAAGAAAGCTCTATCAATAAATTCATAGTTATCTCCAAATACATCTAATTCGTTCTTAAAGTATTGGATGAACTCATCTAGAGTAGTATCTATGTCACGATTTTCTTCTAGGTTTCTTTGTTGATATCCGCCTTGGTATGTCTTTGATGCGCTAGTAAAAGATCTAACATTTAGGTATTCATAGTATGCTTCTATGAATTCGACAAAAAGAGGATAGTCAGACCTGATAAACTCAGGTATCTGTTTAGATACTACGCTCTTTAAACTAACGGTCATTAATTTCTACTTGAAGTGAATATATAGTTAGTTCCGCCTCCAGGATCACCTACAGAAACTTTATCTAATACTACATTGACTGTAATATTATTATCTGGGATGGTGACGAGCTGGTTTCTAATAGAAACTACATCATTTGATTGTGGCTTAATCATTAGCTCTAATACTGGACTATCTGTTAAATCGATACCTACGATTTCAAGTTCTGTTAGTTTAATAATACCATTTGGATAGTCTACTGAACCAAAAGTTCTTAAGTAAGTCTTGATGTCACTGCTGTAATACCATAAGCGCAATTGCCCAGTATTTTCATCAGTAGGGAGGTCTTCTATATAAACTATATTATCATTACCAGCTATATAGAATCCAGTAGATAAGATGGATTGTGATGCAACTCCAGATCCATAAATCGGGTTTCCTAAATTAATTGTATAGTTAGCATTAGTATTATACTGTACGTCTACTTCTCTGTGCAGTTTTATAGTAGTAATGTTACTAACGATAGAGTCTTCAGTTTCATCTATCAATGCACTAAGGTTTGAATGTCTAAATACACCAGTAAATGAATTAAGATTATCTGTGTTATAATCTTTAATAGTTTGAACGACTAATGATTTTAATGTATTCTCAGATTTAGCAGTTAGTCTAGGATTATAATAAACTGATGATTCTATTTTAATATTAATAAATTCTGGATCTACAATCTCAGGAGTTATAGATACTACGTTTTTTTCTTTTAAGATAGAGTCTTTAATATAATCTTTTTGATTTTGAGTCAATATGTCTGTTGTAGTAGGCTTTATAGATAAAAACACTTTACCATAGATAGGCGGATCATTATCTTCACCTCCCCATACATTAATCGTCTGAGCTTCTGGATACAGTCTAAATATCATAGTCCTATAGTCTTCTACTGTCACGGCTCTATTTTGTGCCGAATAAGCTCTAGGCGCATTGTATCTAATAGAATCGATGGTTTCTGCAACAGCCCCTCCGACAGCTGGAGTGACTGTGGTGACTGCAACAGAACCACCCAATAGTGTTGAACCAGTATAAGCGAATACTCTAGCTCCATTACCAGCATCTTGATTAGTTACTAAGTATGTAAGGTTGACTAGATTTCCATTTGCTAAAGCTTTACCTATGACTCCGTTACCAAATTCTAATTGATTAAGTTGGCCTTCAATCTCTTTGACAAAGTATACCTTAGATTCTGAGTCTAAGTTTATGATTAATTCTTGATTGACCCATGTGGCAAAGTTAGAAGATGTGGCATTATCTTGTATGCGGACAGATAGTGTAGACATGTCTACGTTTTGATTAGGGATTATGTATTGGGTACCGTCAGCTACAGTATACTTAAATGTTAATGGTGTACCTTCTTTGATATTTACATTTGTGAATGTATATGTAGATCCTACTAAAGTAGAGACTATACTCTCTGTAGTATAGAATGTGTATTGTTCGCCATCAATGCTTGTACTAAATGAACTATAAGCCGGTAATGTCAAAGTGGCTGGTGTAGTAGTTGTGGATGATACGACTATGTTAACAACAGCAGTGGCAGCAGAAGATGAATACGGTACATACCCAATTTCTTTAGCTCTTGAAACGACGCTTGATCGTTTG